GATGCATTACACATTAAACGAACAGCCAGGGACTCATGGTTTAAAACAATTAGCCTTGAAGTTCACTCCTTTTGGAGATTATGAAAAACCAATGTACGATTGGATCGAGGATTTTCGTAAGCGTAATGGTTTACTAAAAGATGATTTCTCATGGGATATGATTCCTTTTGATATAATGAAAGACTACGCTGCTTATGATGCAGTTTGTACTTTCTTAATATATCAAGAGTTTTTACCTTATATGCAGAAAAACAAAAAGTTAGGAAATGTATATTATAACATACTACTTCCTGCGACTGAGTTTCTTCTTGATGTAGAGAGTAATGGTGTACCTTTTGATAAGGACAGACTAATGAAATCAACGGTGCTGATGCAGGAAGAAATAGATAAAGCAGTAGCAGACCTCTATAACTATAAAGAAGTAGAAATGTTTGAAAAACAACAAGGTAAAGACTTTAATCCGAATAGCACAGTACAACTTCGTAGCTTACTTTTTGATTTTATTGGATTAAAACCAACAGGTAAGAAAACAGGAACAGGTGCAGACTCAACTGATGCAGAAGTGTTAGGTAAGTTAGCAGAAGAACATGCTGTTCCCCAACTCATTTTAGACATAAGACAGAAAGTAAAAATTAAAAATACTTATTTAGATAAGATATTACCTGCACTTGACCGTGATGAAAGACTCCGTACTGGTTTCAATCTACATGGTACTACATCAGGTAGACTTTCCTCTAGTGGTAAAATGAATATGCAACAGATACCTCGTGACAATCCTATTGTTAAAGGGTGTATTCGTGCCAAAGAAGGCAAGAAAATAGTTGCTATGGACTTAACAACAGCAGAAGTGTATTGTGCTGCGGTGCTTGCTGAGGATACAGCACTTCAACAAGTATTCAAAGATGGAGGTAACTTCCACAGTAATATTGCTAAGCTAGTATTTAATCTACCGTGTGAAGTAGATGATGTAGCAAAGTATTACTCTACAGAAAGACAAATGGCAAAAGCTGTAACATTCGGAATAATGTATGGAGCTGGCCCTAAGAAAATAAGCGAACAAGTAACAAAAGATAGTGGCAAATATTTTAGCACAAGCGAAGCTAAAGAAGTAATCGAAGATTATTTTAGACAGTTTCATAAATTAAAGAAGTGGTTAGATGATTGCAAAAAACTCATTGAGAAACAAGCATACATTTACTCTTTCTTTGGTAGAAAAAGACGACTAACAAACGTTAAGTCAACTGACCGAGCCATTGCTGCGCATGAAGTTCGTTCAGGAATCAACTCTTTAGTACAATCTGTAGCTTCAGATGTAAACTTACTGGGAGCTATAGACGCAAATAAAGAAGTAGATAGTTCTAAAGCTAAAATATTTGCTCTTGTTCATGACTCTATTCTTGCAGAAGTAGATGAATCATATGTTGATGAATACTGTGAAATATTAAAAAGAAATGTTCAAAGAGATAGAGGACTTTCTATATCAGGTTGCCCGATTGGGTGTGACTTTGATATAGGCGAAGATTACTCTTTTGGTAAGTTTAAGGAAAAATATGAAACTACTGCTACTAATAGTAATTATATTAGCTAGTTGTTCAACTATGCAACCGTTTGAAGATTGTGAAAGAACTTTTCACGGTCATTGTGTTGCACCAGAGGATTGTCCTGATTGTGAACTTGTATGAAGTTAGAGGACATTATATTCCCAGTTTATGTACTTCATTCTGATGAAGTAGAAATCAAAGATGGTTTACTATATTGCGACACGCAGATAGTAGATGATAAAAATATGAAAGGTAAAAGTCTTGGAATACGAAGACTACAAAGCCCTCATAAATCACTATACCCACTACGATATATGATAAAAGACTTTCGGAGTTTAAATAAACATGGCGGTAAGTTTTTTATTGATACTAGAGGGAAGTTCTTTAGATATATAAAAACAACAAAAATGGATATAAAATATAAAAAAGTATCCAAAGTAGAGAAGAAAGACATTATTACTTTGATTTGGGTAGAGGATATTCCTTTTCCTTTTGAAGAAGTAAGACCCAATAACTCTGCATATGTCGGAGTTGCTTACATTAATAAAAGACCTTCTTTTATTTATGAATTTTCTAGTAAGAAAAAGAAAGACACATGGAGAAAAATATGAGTAGAAATAAATTTGATTATTACCCTACACCAGAATGGTGTTATGAAAAATTACCAGTTGATTGGAGTCAGTTTAACTCTGCTCTTGAACCAGGTTCTGGAGATGGTAGAATAGTAAATTTCTTAGAAAATAAAGGAATAGAAACAGACTGGTGTGAAATACAAAAGGACAAAGACTTTTTTAAACATGAAGGAGAGTATGATTTAGTTATTACTAATCCTCCGTTTAGTTTAGCACAAGAATTTATAGAACACTCAATGACAATGGCACCAACAGTTATAATGTTATTGAGAATTAATTTTCTTGGCGCACAAGCTAGATATGATTTTTGGCAGATGTATCCGCCAGACGGTCTAGTAATATTAAGTAAAAGACCTTCCTTTACAGGAAAAGGAACAGACTCAATAGACTATGCATGGTTTATTTGGAGCGACATAAAAGATTTACACGGATTAAAGTGGATTAAATGAAAGCTGTCTTAAGTAATAGAATTTTCATGGAAGTAAGTGCTAGTATGCAATCTAAACTTGATGAAGAACTAACTTATTCTATACCACCAAGAAATCCATTAGACCCGCCTTTCATCATAAAGAATATGGGCATAGTTAGAAAGGGTTTAGTTACCCTACCTAGCGGAAGAACGGATTTAATACCAGAAGACTACGAAATAGTTGATAAACGAAAGTTATCATCAATAGAACCTTTTGATTTTAAGTTTACTTTACGACCATCACAACAGTCGGTATATGATGATGTTAGTGATAGTTGTATAATTAATGCTTGGGTCAGTTGGGGAAAGACATTTACTGCGTTAGCTATCGCAAATAAACTTCAACAGAAAACATTGATAGTAACACATACAATATCGTTACGGTCGCAGTGGGAAAAAGAAGTACAAAAAGTCTTCGGAATTACGCCTGGTATCATAGGTAGTGGAAGATATGAAATAGACGCACCAATTGTCATCGGAAATGTTCAAACTCTATATCGTAGAATGAAAGATATAGAAAATGTTTTTGGTACACTTATTCTCGATGAAATGCACCATGTGTCCAGTCCTACATTTACTAGGATTGTAGATGCAAGTAAAGCAAGGTATAAAATAGGCCTTACAGGCACAATGGAGAGAAAAGATGGTAGGCATGTAATATTTCGAGATTATTTCAATACAAATGTTTATAAACCACCAAAAGAGAATTACCTCGTTCCAATGATAAATATTCTAAAATCAGGAATACGATTTCCTGATGGGGCTAACACTCCCTGGGCTTCTAGAATTAACGCTATTGCATACAACTGGGAGTACCAAAATATGATAGCTGTTCTATCTGCACGCTATGCTGCATTAGGACACAAAGTATTAGTGGTATCTGATAGAGTAGATTTTCTAAAACAATGTCATAGACTTGTTGGAGATAACTCTATATGTGTTACTGGAGAGATACCACACGAACAAAGACCTGCTATGATTAAACAAATATTCAATGACAAAGATATACTTTTTGGAACTCAAAGTATTTTTTCCGAGGGTTTATCTTTAGACTGTTTGAGTTGTTTAGTTCTAGCTACTCCAGTAAATAATGAGCCCCTTCTTACACAGCTTATTGGTCGTATAATAAGAATATATGAGGACAAACCTCAACCGATAATCGTTGATATTCACTTAGAGGGTAAAACTGCAAGACGACAGGCAAATGCGAGAATGGGTTACTACATGAAACAAGGCTATGAAGTTGAGACTATTTAACATTCGAAAAATACTTCTTGACAGATGCTCAATTTTTTGATATAATGATATTCTATGATTGGAAAAAGATAAGGAATGAAACTAACGGAAAAGTTGGTGACATTATAGCAGTCCTATATATTTTAACTTATAGGAAAGAACCCCCAATAAATAGAAAGGATAGACGGTTTAAGTATTGGACTAAAAGTTTTCATGGAGATAGCTTTCTAGTCAATCCTAAGCCTTTATTTATTCAAAGAAATAGATATTCAGATGTTGAGATTGCGCAGTATGCTGGTATCGCTTCATTGCGTAATTATTTTGATTATCAAAGTAAAAAAGATACTACATTAGACTTGCTACACTATACTGGTGGGCAGGAAATTTTAAAAAGAAATAGATTACTACGAGTAGAGAATGACAGAATACATTTTTTATTTGAAGAAATCACAACAGGAGAAATAAAATGGCACTAACATTTAATAAATTAAAAGGTGAAGCCCAAAAAGGGAAAATCGAAAGCTACACTTATGTAGACGGAGATAATAAAGTCAGAATGGTCGGAGATGTATGCGCAAGATATGTCTATTGGCTAAAAGGCGAAAACGATAAGAATGTTCCTTTTGAATGTTTATCATTTGATAGACAGAAAGAAGCATTTACTAACATTGAAAAAGACTGGGTAAGAGAATACTACCCAGACATGAAATGTACATGGTCATATGCTATACAATGTATACATGATGGCAAAGTTAAAGTATTAAACCTCAAGAAGAAATTACTTGAGCAAATCTTGGTCGCAGCTGAAGACCTAGGTGACCCAGCAGATGTAGAATCAGGTTGGGACCTTTGCTTTAAAAGAGTAAAGACAGGGCCAATGGCTTATAATGTTGAGTATCAACTACAAGCCTTAAAATGTAAACCTAGAGCTTTAGATGAATCAGAACTCGAACTAATCAAAGACCTCAAGTCTATGGACGAAGTTCTTGCTAGACCAACTCCAGATGCACAAAAAGAATTACTAGACAGAATCAGAAGTGGTTCTGAAAATTCTGATGCAGATGAAGAAATTAACGAAGAATTTGACCTTAAATCATGATTGGTATAGGGGAAAAATTCCCAGAGTTTGAACTAAACGGTGTAAGTGGCTATGCTCCTAACGGAGCAGAAGGCCCAGACCACGACTTCGTTTCAGTCAAAAGTTGGCAGCTACAAGATTGGTCGGTAATCTACTTTTACCCCAAAGATTTTACATTCATTTGTCCTACGGAAATCGTGGGCATGGATATTCTACGCGAAGAAACAGATGAAGTATTTGGTATAAGTGGAGATAATGAATATTGTAAGTGGGCATGGAGAACCGAAGATGAACACAGTGAAATGTATTCAGTTGGCCACCCATTATTAGCAGATTGTGGACTTAAACTAGCTTCTGAACTAGGAATAGTAAAAGAAGATGAAGGAGTCTGTTATCGAGCAACTTATATTCTTGACCCAGAAGGTATAATACAATATGTATCAGTCAATGAACTTGATACAGGAAGAAATGCAAAAGAAGTTCTTAGGACTTTACAAGCATTGAAAGCTGGTGGTCGTACAGGCTGCGAGTGGAACCCAGGAGAAGAGTTACTATAATGATTTTATTTACTGCCGATTGGCACATTAAACTAGGACAGAAGAATGTACCTGTGCCTTGGGCATGTACAAGATATAAATTATTTTTTGAGCAACTAGAAAATATCGTATTAGAAAACGATGTTAGCCTACATATCATTGGAGGGGACTTGTTTGACCGAGTCCCTTCAATGGACGAACTAACTCTCTACTTTGACTTTGTAAAAAAGGTTAAGTGTAAGACAATTATTTTTGATGGTAATCACGAAGCTACTAGAAAAAATCAAACATTTTTTACAAATTTAAAAAGAGTAACTGAGGAGTTAAATCCTCATGTAAAAGTAGTAGATGAAACTACAGAATATCATCATAATTATAGTATTTTACCTTATGCAGATTTGCATAAGAAAAATAGTATAGAAGATATAGATACAGATTATTTATTTACTCATGTTAGAGGAGAAATACCTCCTCATGTAACACCTGAAGTAGATTTAGAACGATTTGATAAATTCAAAATAGTATTTGCTGGAGACTTACATGCTCACGAGAATACTCAAAGAAACATAGTATATCCTGGTAGTCCTATGACTACAAGTTTTCATAGAAACGAGGTAAAAACAGGGTATATACTTATAGAAGATAATGCAGACTGGACATGGACATGGCATGAATTTAATTTACCTCAATTAATTAGAAAAACAGTCACAAGTACAGAAGAAATGGTACAAACAGAGTGGCACCACACTATATATGAAGTAGAGGGTGATGTATCAGACTTGAGCGGGGTCAAAAATTCTGACCTACTGGACAAAAAGGTAATTAAGAGAAAGACAGAAGCCACTCTCATATTGGACAAAGAGATGACGATAGAAGAAGAATTAGCAGAATATTTGTCATACATATTAGAATTAGAAGAAACAAAAGTTAAAAAAATTATAGGAGTATTTAGTGATAACGCTAGAGCGATTGACATGGAATAATTGTTTTTCATATGGCAGTGATAATGTCATAGATTTACAAAAGAACACACTTACACAGTTGATTGGTACAAATGGTGCTGGTAAGTCCTCTATACCTCTCATTTTAGAGGAAGTTCTTTTTAATAAAAACTCCAAAGGTATCAAAAAAGCTGAAATAGCCAATCGACAAGTAAATGATGGTTATGACATAGCTCTTGACTTTACAGCAAACGATGACAAGTATCATATTGATGTATCTCGCCGTGCAAACATCAAAGTAAAATTATTTAAAAATGGTGAGGATATTTCAAGTCATACAGCTACAAATACCTACAAAACAGTTGAAGAAATATTAGGAATTGATTTTAAAACATTTAGTCAGATTGTATACCAAAACACTAACGCAAGTTTACAATTCCTTACAGCTACTGACACAAATCGTAAAAAGTTTTTGATTGATTTGTTGCAGTTAGATAAATATGTATCTTACTTTGAACTATTTCGTGAGCTATCAAGACAGATTGGCTCAGATATTTCAAGAGTAGATGGAAAAATTGCAACTATTGATAAATGGTTAGCAGACAATATTCTCGAAGATACATCACTACTTTCAAAAGTAAATTTACCAAAATATTCGGAAGAAAACGCAAAACTTTTAAGTTCTCTACAGTTAGAATTTGAAAATATCTCCGAAAATATCAAAAAAATTAACAAAAATAATTATTTAAAAGAAGAATTACAATCCATAGATTTACCTGTTGCGAGAAGTCAATTAGACAAGTATCCAACAAGTATAGATACAAGTAATTATTTGACTGGTTTGGGGAGCTGGAAAGCAGAAAAAATGTACGAACAAAGTATGATTGATAAGTACGAAGAACTGCTTCTTAGTGAAAATATGGAATGTCCTACATGCTCACAGCATATAGAGGAAAGTTTTGTGCGGTCAAGCATAAAAGAACATCAAGAGAGGTTGCAGGCTTGTGAGAAATTTGCGAAGAAAGAAAAGGCTAAACTATCAAAGGCGGAGGAGAGCAACGCTCTTCACGAAGAAGCGAAAAGAAATATTAGAAGATGGGAAGAAACCTACAAATCAATAGACCAAAGTTTACCTTCTCAAGTTCCTGATGGAGAGAACATTCGCAAACAAATAGGAGAACTTGCGTTAGAAAAAGAAGAGCATGACCGCAAACTAAAAGACGCAATAGAACATAATAATAATGTAGAAAGACATAATACCCGTATAAGTATTATAGAAGAACAAATAGAAGAGTTTCAAAATGAACTTAGAGGACTAACAGAAGAACTATTAAAAATAGAAGATAAGTTTGCTTCTTTAGAAATCCTCAAAAAAGCATTTAGTACAAATGGACTACTTGCATATAAAATAGAAAATCTAGTTAAAGATTTAGAAGAATTAACAAATGAATATCTAGCAGAACTTAGTGATGGTAGATTTAGTTTAGAGTTTGTAGTTCTTAACGATAAATTAAATGTTGTTATTGAAGACAATGGCAAGTCAGTTGATATACTAGCATTAAGTGCTGGTGAGTTAGCTAGAGTTAATACTGCAACATTACTTGCAATTCGTAAGTTAATGAGTAGTATATCCAAATCTCAAATCAATATTTTATTTTTAGACGAAGTTACCAATGTTCTTGATGAACTTGGTAAAGAGAGATTGGTAGAGATACTATTAAAAGAAGACAATCTTAATACTTACATAGTATCTCATGGTTGGACACACCCTCTACTAGAAAAGATAGAGGTAGTAAAAGAAGGAGAAATGAGTTATTTAAATGAATAGACCAGCATTACACAGAAGAATAATTTTATTCATAGTCGACTCGTGGAGAGTTGTTATGGATAATCGTTATAATCCACTAAAATATATTCCTGACCCAAGTTTACAGACTTATTTTACATTAGTGTTATTTACAATGTGGAGTCTGTACTTTGGTTTTGTAGCAACCTATTGGATGGGTTGGTTAGGATATAATACAGTAACAAGTATATTTATTCATGCAGGGGTTATTATTCCTGTAGCAGTTACCAATGCAGTGTTTTTAGATGCAGAAAGAGATAATGCACCTTGGCACTTTGCATGGCGAAAAGAACAAGAATCTTGGAAGTTTTGGCAAAATAGACCATCACTTAAAGGAAGAAATATAGTTAAGTGGGATATAGATAAAGAAGCATGAAATATTATGTAATAATGATAGTGATAGCTATGCTTTCGCTTATGACATACACATATCAAAACCTAGAATATAAAGGGTATTCTAGGGCTCATGCTTGCACAGGAGAGTGCTATGAAGAATATATTCGTATACATGGTACGTTGGCTGAACAAATGGCGAAACAAGCGGAAGCTGCAGCGGGAGACCCATTCTCGTCAATAAGAGGTTTATGGGCAGGCTGTGCAGCATGTCATGGTCAACAAGGTCAAGGTATGGGAATGTTCCCTATGTTAGCAGGTCAAGATGCAGAGTATATTATTGATAGACTAACAACATACAAAAATAGGGGCGAAGTAGGAAATATGAGTTCAACTATGTGGGCTCAGGCAGGTATGCTGTCAGAACAAGAGATTGAAACTCTAGGGAAGTTTGTAGAAGAAACAATGAAATGAGAGATACATTTGCAAAATCAATGACAAAGTTCTTTCGTTTTATAGCAGATACTTTTTTCGCTAGACGATATGGACACCGAGCAGTAGTATTAGAAACTATTGCAGGTGTTCCAGGCATGGTTGCAGGTATGTGGTTACACCTAAAAAGCCTACGAAAAATGAAAACAGGGTGGGGACCACAAATACGAGAAATGCTAGAGGAAGCAGAAAACGAAAGAATGCATTTAATGTTCTTTATTGAAATAGCACAACCAAATTGGTTTGAAAGAATATTAGTATTATTTGCACAATTTATTTTTTGGTGGTTTTATTTTATAATATATATTATAGACTATAAAACTGCTCACAGAATGATTGCATATTTTGAAGAGGAAGCTGTTAAAAGTTACACAGAATATTTAACACTTGTTGAAAGTGGTTATGTGAAAAACATACCTGCTCCTAAACTAGCAATAGAATATTATAATATGAGAAGTGATGCAAAATTATCTGATTTAATTAAAAAAGTAAGAGCAGATGAAGAACATCACAGTAAAGTAAACATGGAGTATAGTAAGTGATACATATAGAATGGTGGATTTTTACAGTCATTGCGTGGGTAGCTATTCCAACATTATTTGTTTTTATTGGAAGATACTATGACTGACCCTTGGAAAAGGGATATCTCAAACAAACAACAAAGATACCCACAACAACTGGAGATACAATTGAATAAAACAGTAGACGCTACTCCTGAACAATGGAAAGAGTGGCAAGAAAAAGAACTTGACTGGTGGGCGAAGATACAATTACCCTTCGTAGCCTTTATGGCTTTCGTTCAGTTATTTGTATTTGGAAGTATGCTTATGGCATTTTATCTAATAGGAAATGCTTTTGGTTAATTCAAGACAAAAAGGAAACAGAGGTGAACAACAAGTTATATCTCTACTTGGTCGAATGACCGAAGAAAAGTGGGAACAAACACCAGGATCAGGTAGTGGTAAAGTTAAAGGCGATATAAGAGTGCCTGGTAAACATAATTTATTTTGTATAGAAGTTAAATTCTACAAGGATAGCGGATTTAATTCTAAAATATATACTTCAAAGACAAATAATCTTTATAAGTGGTGGAGTAAACTATGCAAACAATCACAAGAAATGAAACAAGAACCGTTGCTAATATTTAGAGAAAACTACGGAAAGTTTTTTGCAGTAACAGTTCGAAAACCAAAAAATACATTGCGTTATATGCATATTGCGTGGCTAGGTGCATATATAATAATCGCAGAACACTGGCTCGAAAAAGAGGAGATAATATTTACAAATGGCGACTACGATTGCAAACCTTGGGAGCCCAGCTCCGACTGGGAACTTGCTGATAGTTGATGGTCTTAATGTAGCTTTCCGATGGAAACATCAAAATATTACAGATTTTAAGTATGACTACATAAGAACAATAGAAAGTCTAGCAAAGTCCTATAAAGCAGGTACTATTATAGTATGTGCTGATGGTGGTAGCTCTTATAGAAAAGAGATATTTCCTGAATATAAAGCAAATAGAAAAGAACGATTTGCTAACCAAACAGAACAAGAAGAAAAAGAATTTGAAATGTTTATGGCAGAATTTAATGACACTTTAACTTTAATTAGAGAAAAGTATCCTGTTTTTCACTTCAAAGGTGTTGAAGCAGATGATATTGCTGCCTATATAACAAAAGAAATCGATTATGATGAATGTTGGTTAATATCTTCAGATAAAGACTGGGATTTACTTATAAACGATAAAGTTTCTAGATTTAGTACTGTAACTCGTAAAGAAACTACAGTGCATAACTGGGACGAACACTATGACTTTGAAATTGAAGATTATATCAGTTTCAAGTGTCTTACTGGCGATAAAGGAGACAATGTACCAGGAGTACCTGGAGTTGGTCCAAAGCGTGCAGTACAACTTTTAAACCAATACGGTTCAGTTTTTGATATTTATGACGCGTGTCCATTAGATGGAAAATATAAGTATATCCAATCAGTCAACGAAAATGCAGAACAACTTCTGACAAATGTAGAACTAATGGATTTACTAGCATATTGTGATGACGCTATAGGAGAACACAACCGAAAGATTATTAATAATACATTAGAGGAAATCTTAAATGATAAAAATTGACTATAGTAAAGATGAACTATTAACAGAGTTTAGTTTTAAAACTTTGGAAGATAGATATCTTGTGGGTGACGAAAAATCACCACAAGAAGGATTTGCAAGAGCTGCTATGGCTTTTGCTGACGATGAAGCACACGCACAAAGACTGTATGATTATGCAAGTAATCTTTGGTTTATGTTTTCTACTCCTGTGCTATCAAATGGAGGGACTGAGCGGGGTCTCCCCATTTCATGTTTTCTCAATTATGTAGATGACAGTAGAGAAGGTATTACAGGACATTATACAGAAAACGCATTTCTTTCTTCATTTGGAGGAGGAATTGGAGGCAGTTGGAGTTCAGTTCGTGCACAAGGAACAAAAACATCAAAAGGCTCTGAGAGTACTGGAGTTATACCATTTGTAAAAGTAGTAGACTCTGAGATGTTGGCATTTTCACAGGGAGTTACTCGTAGAGGAAGTTACGCTGCCTATTTACATATGAGCCACCCTGAAATTGCGGAGTTTCTTGATATGAGAAAACCAACAGGCGGAGATACAAACCGTAAGTGTCTCAATCTACATCACGGTGTAGTAATACCTGATAAATTTATGGAAATAATCCATAAAGCAACCAAAGAGCCAGGCTTTGATGACTCTTGGGAACTAATTGACCCGCATAGCGGAGAGGTCAAAAATGTTGTAAGTGCGAGAACTTTATGGGTAAAGTTACTCCAGAATCGTATGGAAACAGGAGAACCATACATCATGTTTGAAGATGCGGTAAATGCAGACTTACCTGATTTTCAGAAAGAAAAAGGATTGCGTGTTCATCATAGTAATCTTTGTTCTGAAATAACACTTGCAACGAATGATGAGAGAACAGCAGTTTGCTGTCTATCGAGTGTAAATTTAGAGTATTACGACGAATGGAAGAAAGTACCTGCTTTCATACCAGACTTAATTCGTATGCTCGACAATGTGCTAGAATATTTTATACAGAAAGCACCAAAAGACATGAAAAGAGCAAAGTTTAGTGCTTTGCGAGAAAGAAGTCTTGGTTTAGGTGCTATGGGATTTCATGCATACTTACAGAAAAATAGTGTGCCATTTGAGAGTGCTATCGCTAGTGCTGTCAATGAAGAAATGTTTCAACATATAAAGTCTGACGCACAAAAAGAAACAGAAAGACTTGCAGTTGAGAGAGGAGCTTGCCCAGATGATGATTCTTGCTCAGTAAGAAACACACATTTACTGGCAATAGCTCCTAACGCAAGTAGTTCTATTATATGTGGTAATACATCACCTAGTATAGAACCTTTTAGAGCAAATGCTTATACTCAGAAAACTAAATCTGGTTCGCATTTACAAAAGAATAAATACCTAGATAAAATATTAATGGAAAAAATTGGACATTCTGCAGTTTATGAAGAAACTTGGAAGAGTATAGTTACAAACAAAGGAAGTGTTCAACATTTAGATGTATTATCAGATCATGATAAAGAAGTATTCAAGACTGCTGTAGAAATAAACCAGTCTTGGCTAATTGAACACGCAGCTGCTCGACAACCATATATTTGTCAAGCACAAAGTGTAAATTTATTTTTCCCGCCTAATGTAAACAAAGGAGATTTACATAATATTCATATGTTAGCATGGGCGAAAAATATGAAAACTTTATATTATTTGAGAAGTGAAGCTATATCAAGGGCAGATAATGTATCAAATAAAATAAAAAGGGAGATAATCTTTGAACAGCAAGATTGTCTGAGTTGTGAAGGATAATTATGAGCAAATTATTAGAAGAAAGAGAATACTATAAACCTTTTGCGTATCCTTGGGCATTTGAGTTTTATAAAAAACAACAACAAATGCATTGGTTACCAGATGAGGTGCCATTACAAGATGACATAAAAGATTATAGAGAAAAATTAAGTCCTGATAACAGGCTGTTGTTAGATAATATATTTAAGTTTTTTACACAAGCAGATGTAGATGTCTGTTGTGGATATGCTAAACACTATCTACCAACATTTAAACAACCCGAAGTAAGAATGATGTTAGTGAGTTATGCAGCGATGGAAGCAGTCCATCAAGAAGCATATTCTTTACTACTTGAAACTTTAGGTAAATCAGATGATATGTATCAAGAGTTTTTTGATATACAAGCGATGTCAGAAAAACATGAGTATCTTACTGATTTTAACATGAATAATCCACATGAGATGGCAAAAACAATGGCAGTCTATAGTGGATTTACCGAAGGAGTTCAATTATTTAGTAGTTTTGCTATACTATTGAACTATCCTAGACACAATTTAATGAAAGGCATGGGTCAGATTGTTACATGGTCAATAAGAGATGAATCTCTTCATGTTGAAGGTCTATCCAAGTTATTTAGAACTTTCATTGCAGAAAATCCAGAAATATGGACAGATAAACTGAAATATGAGATTTATTGCGCAGCCGAACGCGTTGTCGAATTAGAAGATAAATTTATAGATGTTTGTTTTAATAAAGCGAACATACCTGATTTAACAGCAAAAGAAGTAAAAGAGTATATTCGTTATATTGCGGATAGACGACTTTTAGGTCTCGGTATGAAAAACATATTTCATAGTACTGAAAATCCATTGCCTTGGATTGATATGCAAGTTAATGCAGTTGAGCATACCAACTTTTTTGAAAACAGAGCTACCGAGTATGCTAAGGCTAGCACCCAAGGAAATTGGGAAGATGTATTCGTTTAAGGAGAAATTATGAGTACTCAAGTAACCGATAACGAACCAGTTTTAGTATTAGATGATAAAAAATATATCATTGATGAACTTTCAGATATGGCAAAATACATTATTTCAAATATTCAAGATATTGAGAATCAATTGAGGTCTGCTCAAATGAGAATTGACCAATTAAATATGGCGAAAGAAGGTATGACTGCCAAGTTGAAAGAAGAGGTAAAAATACCTCCAGCTGAAGCTGAGGTCGTAGAAACGCCCACAGAAGAGGGGTAATAAAAAGGGGCTTAAGCCCCTTTCTTTTTATCTATAATTTATTTATCCCTCTAGTGTTGCTACTCGAGCCGTTAGGGCATCTATTTTGTCGTCTGCTTCTTGCAATGCTTTTATTAAGTAAGGTGTTAGTTTTCCGTAATCAACAGACCAAGGTTTTTCACTAACATCATCTAAACCTTCTTGTACTACACTAGGAATTACACTATGTAATTCTTGTGCAATCATACCAACTTCGTGATATGAATTTGCCTTCCAATCAAACTCTCTTACTTTTATATTTTTTATTGTATTTAGTTGAGAAGAAGCATCGACAATATTTTCTTTTAATCTTTCATCAGAAGATACACCGTAACTAACTTGAGTTCCGTTTGCTGCTGTTATTTCACCCATAACACTATTACCATCTCTAAAACGATTAAAAACACCCCCTGTAGCATCATTATCACCGGTAAACCAATTGACTTGAATTACATTTGAAGAACCAACTGAAGCATCGGTATCTTCAAAAAATACAATACCACCGTGGCCTGCTGTTTCACCCCCAGCTCCAACCTGTAATTTACCATAAGTAAGTGAACTGGAAGTTTTGTTTATTAATAATCTTCCTGCAGAATCAATACGCATTCTTTCTGAACCATCGCCAGTTTCAAATTTTATATATCCACTTGAACCATCAGAAATTTGTATTGTATTAATACTACTATCATCATCAAGTCTTAAACCTGATGTCCCACCTCTTAAATATAAATATCCATTTGTGTGATGAGTAAATCCTGGACTTTCAAAGTTTGTTGTTGTACCTGTAAATTTTAAATTACCATTAGAGGTAATACGCATTCTTTCTGTGTTATTAGTACCAAATACAAAATCAGCATTAGCTCTATTGTATAAAAATCCTACATCATCTGTCCCACTAGCAAAACCTTGTCCTACTATTATTTCTTGTACTTCAGCATTACCATCAGCTCTTAAAGCTAATGCAGCAGCACCAGACGATTCACCAACTAACATAATTCTATCCCCTACCACATGAAGTGGTTCACTAGGACTACTCGTACCAATTCCAAGTTTCCCATCTATGATGTTTATATTTCCTTGATGAGTACCAGAGCTATTATAACTTTGTATTTGTAAGAAATCTCCACCAGTGCTATCTGGACCATTTATTTGAAATCTTCTTAAACTTGAATCGCCGACATGATTACCATTGTCTGGATTTCTATTAAATCCAATACTACCACCATCACCTGATGGTTTCAATATCATACCACCCATTGTTAAATTACCAGTTAATGTTCCACCGGCAAGTGGCAATCTATTTGTTTCTCCAGCACTAGCAAAAGACAAAGTACCTGAACCATCAGTTGTAAGTGCTTGACCGCTGCTTCCGTCTGATACATTTAATTGGTCTATACCAATTTGATTGTCGTCAATATGACGAGTAAGTATACTATTGGAAGCTATCTTAGTACCATCTATAGCGTTATCGGCTACATTTGCTGTAGCGATAGTATTAGCAGCTATCTGGTCTGTTGTTATTTGATTATCATCTATATGTTTGGTTAGAATTGAGTTTTGTGCTATTTTTGCAGAAGTAACTGAGTTATCTGCTATTAATTCTGTTTGTACTAAAGTTCTTGCCATTATTTACTCTCCTTAAGTTCCTCTATCTCTGCTTTTAGTTCTTGTAGTGCCATATTATCCCTCTAGTGTTTCTATTCTTGCTTCTGCTGCTTCTAGTTTTGTTTTTAATTCTTTTACTGCTTCAATTAAGAATGGAGTGATTCTACTATAATCCATTGTATAGTAATCTGTATCAAGTTCATCATCGTCAATTTCTTCTTGTGTTGCCAATGGATCCGAATTTAAGCTTGGTAGTTCTGGATCTACAGTTAACATATTTTGAGCAATAACTCCAAAATTTTTTCCAGTATCTCCACCTCCTCTATTTTCTGCATCAATCCAATTAAAAGTAACACCATTCATTAATGCTACCTTATCAAGAGCTCCTGATATGTTTGTAATATTTTCTTTTAATCTTTCATCTGAGTATGTATGAAATCCACCATTTGCTTCACAACGCTTGTTCCAATAAAAAATAGTTGGACCACTTATAGCCATTGTATGATGATAACCAGCATTTAGCGCTCCAACTCCAATAGAACCGTATGAACTAGTTAATTGCATTCTACCATATTGTCCTCCGTCATCAGAATATAATCTTAGTCTTTCAACATTATTTCCACCATGATTTCTTGTTTTTATAATAAGATCACCAGCATAATTACCTCCAGTTGCATTTGCTTTTATTCCTTCAATAGATGCAAAGGTTGTAACAGTACTTCCAGTATAAGCACCCATAAATTGAATACCTCCACCTACACCTGAAGCAGCACTTGTAGTATCAATGACATTAAGCATATTTGTTATCGTTCCGGACAACAAACCTTTAGCACCTTTAACATTAACTGAAGAATCAATACGCATTCTTTCTGTAAATTGACCACTTGTTGAAGAATGAGTATCAAAAACTAAAACTGAACTATTGCCTGTATCATTAAATGAACCAATTCTTGAAGAGCCATCTCCATATTCAGTACCAATTTCTATAAATGTTTTTCCAGTATCACCATAGTTATGAGCAGAAAATTTAGCTACTGTTTGGTCTCCACCAGTACTTTTATGTACTTCTAATAATTGTGTTGGGTCTGTTCGTCCAATTCCAACTTTTCCGTCTTCATGTATTGATATTGCTCTTGTGCCACCATTAATACCAATGTCTAAATAATCATCAACACCAGTGCCAGATTGTACTGCCATAGACCATGCTTCATTACCTGAGTGTGTAACCTCTAAAAAGTTACCACCACCTGATGCAATTGTTTGAACTATTTTACTACCTGAAACACCTGTAAAATGTCCTGAACTATCAATACGCCATCTTTCTGAGCCACCAACAGTAAAGCCTAAATCATTAGAATTTTGTCTAAAAATACCAGTAGTAGATGATGAGTTAAGTAAAAAACCCTCTCCATTACTTGCATTTACTTTGATATTTCCTGCAACCTCTAAAGGAACTGCGGGTGATGTGATTCCAATACCTACATTCCCAGAAGAATCAATCATCATTCTTTCATTTTGTGCTGTATAGAAATCTATAGATTGGTTTGTACCATCAAACAGAAACCCTGACCTTACTTGTCCACTTGTGCCGCCTTTGAATGAATATATGAATTTATCTTCTTTATATCTTATGTTGC